ATGAGCCATCATCATCTGCACAGCAGGATCTGGGCCTTGTTGCTGAGGTTGTGCGAGCATTGCGTCAATCTCAGGTGTAACGGGCTTGAAGAACTCAGCAGAGTCTACAAAGCCAGCAGCCTCAACGAGTTTTCCGAGCGTCGCACGATATTGCGAGACGGACACCAGAGGATTGTTCGGGCCTAGCGTCTGCATGAGTTGCTCTTGTTTCGCAAGAACCATACTGAGCATGGCCATCCTTTGTTCCATGCTCCCCGTACCAAGTCCGACATTCACTGATACATCGTATTGGTTCGACCACTCTCTTGGGTCGTACTGGATGTACTGCCCACGCATCCGAATCAAAACTGCTTTGTCCTGGTATCTGCATAAAAGATGTAAAAGTCCTTTGAAAAGATCTTTTACGCCTGTTTCTGCAAATATCCTAGCAATGAGTTCTATCTTGCCTTGTGAGGCTTGCGTAAGAGCCGCTATCGCCGCAGCAGTCACGTTTTGTAGGATGTTGGGGTCTAACCCTTGGGAAGCCTCGGTAACGCCCGTACGCTTGGCCTGGATCTGATCTAGGTACTCCATGAAAGGGAATACCTGTTGAGCAACAGGATTAACTGTAATCGGTACAAGTGCAGCGGGATTCTTCATCCTAACTACACCTCCAGGGGTCACCGACATGAGGTCATCGAGATTAACCTGACCCTCTACAGCACCCATCCGAGTATTGTTCTGTAAGTACAGGTTATCAAGCATCTGCCTCGTTAAAGTAGTCTTGATAAGCTGGAGATCAACTGTACGATCAGCAGGACAATCCCCAAAAAAGCGATGAGGTATCGGAATAGGACAGAGGGTGTAAAACGGCACATAGTCAGTTTCTTCGTTACTTAGGATTTCATTCCCAGAAAAATGAACCCGTCTAAGTTCTGCAATCCCATCTCCGTCGTAATCTGTCTTTAGGTAGCACTCAAACACTTCAACCGTCTGCATGGACTTGTCGAGGCTTGGCTCCATGTAGGGCTGTTCGTCTCGGTTGTATCGAGCGATGTACTCAGCACTAAACTCAAGGTCGTTGTAAACCGGAAGGTTCATCACGATCTCAGGATCAAACCCCATCGCAACCAGATCAGACCTTGTGATGAGCTTTCTATGTGCAACGAAAGGCGTGTCCCTGACAGTCTTTCCTGCCTTTGAGATCAAGAACTCTTCGGGCGGCACATTCTCGATCTTGATCTTTCCTGACTTGGTTTGCTTCATCAGCGCAACGTTATGGACGCGCATCATTTGACCGTCAATCTCTTGCTCAATCGTCTCTTGGGCAGCGATCTCCATCGTCCCGTCAGACATAATCATGGCGAGTTCGTCGTCTGTCAGGTTTGCGTACTGCTCCTTTGTGACCGAAATCGAATCATCCCAGTAGGCTTTGATGATCCCGACCTTTTGAAGGATCGCGTCCTTGAACCAGTCGTGCATGATCGAGATGCCTGGGTTCTGCTTCATAAGCACCCAGTTTGTGTACTCGCTTGCTTGTTTTGCTAAAGGCTCATCGCCTGGGCCTACAGGCTCGAATACACCAATCTGATCGGCAGAAGTAAACAAACGCATGAGAGGCGGGAGCATCCCGTCTACCGCTTCCGCAACCTCACCGGTTACGATCTGAGAGCGACCCTCGACCTCGTTCCCATAGGGGTCACGCATATAGGCAGTTAGCGCGTTCTTACGCTGCTCGACCGTCTCGGTCTCAAGAAAGCCTATCGCGTTGTCGATTTCGCCTTGAAGTATTGCTTTAAGTCTACCGTCGTCCATTACACCACCCAGCTTACGTTAGGTTTCAGAGGTTTAGACCAAGATGTTGTCTCGGACATGCCAACCGCAAGATACCGAAATGCGTCGCTCGCATGAGATGCCCAATCGTGGAGAGGTTTGTCCCAATAGACCTGACGCTTATCGTCGTATTGTCTCCGATAATTGCGTAGCGCGTCCACTCCACGCTTTGTCTTGGAGTCAAACCAACAATAAGGAATTAGCCTTCTCACGGCTTGTATCCCATCGTCAACACTCATTCTCGGCACAATCGTGATGTTTAACCCTGCTTCTTGTAGGAGTTCCATCCTTGAGCGTCCAGTGCCTAACTCCCTGACTTGTACATCGTGAGGAAGCAACTGCTCGGCTAATTCGTAATGGTTCGTTCTCAGCCAGTTCACATACCAGTCAAGCCCCTGACCGTGGTTCTCCACAAAGTCAATAAGTCTTGTCTCTAACCCTACCCTCTGGCACACCCAGATCGCAGTGGAGTCGCCTATCCCCAAGTCCCAGGCGCAATAAGTCTTGGCTATCCCATCCACCGGAATGTCATGGAATCGCTCAGACGGTAGCTCATTGAGAAGCTGCCCGTAATAACTTCCCTCGATTGCACTGTCGAAGGAACACTCAAACTCCTGTAGATATTTGTCATCTCCCATCTCGGACTTGGCTGCATCGAGTTCAGCTTGAGGGATAAGACCTGTCTCGGATGCTCGGAACTCAAGCAAGGCCCAATCGTTATGCTCTGACGCATGGTCTCTCAGACTCTTAAAGTGGTTATTTCCCTTTGGGGTTCCGAGGAACAGTGCCCATCCCATCCTGTCTGACAGGGCCGGACGAACCACCTCCGACCAAATTTTAGGGTTTTGGTCGCCAAATTCGTCGAATACAACCCCGTCAAAATACTGTCCTCTAAGAGAGTCTGGGTTATCAGACCCTGCAAGCTGGATGCGTCTGCCCCAGAAATCAACCCGAAGCTCCGCAATATTGGCAGTGGCGTTAAGGGGCTCGGTAAACTTGAGGAGGTAATCCCAGATGACTCGTTTGGTCTGAGAGTAGGTAGGCCCGATGAACGCATATCTTGGAGCCTCCCTTTGATTCTCTATTGCGGACTTGATGATGTGGTTGACCGCAGAAACCGACTTTCCGCATCTCCGGTGAGCAACAACAACTCCGAATCGCTTGTCTGCAAGCGCATGGTGGATCTGTAGCTGTTGCGCTCGCGGTGCATACGGAATGATTATTCTGGTTGCGCCCATGTCACTTGTAGAGCAACTGGTTGCCCGTCAGTTCCCGTTACCTCTGTCCTTGCTAGCTTAGGAATATGGTACTCGATAGCTCTCAAGTAAATATCGCAAGCCTTTTCTGGGCTTTTTGCGGCTACTTGGTCTAGCCAATTAGAGAACCTCGGAGCGTTCATCTCAGCCATTTTCGCAATGGCTTCCCTCACCGCAGCAGTGCTTTTGTTAGGCACTCCCTTCTGCCTACCCATGCCAGCAGCAGGAGGTACTCTCTTTTCACCATCACTCAATACTTTGTTGTCCATTCGTTGTTTGTTTGCAACAGATTACCGACCTAGTAAACCTGATCTCATAAGCTCTTCTTCGTCTATGACTACAGGCTTACCGTTTATCTCCATGATACGCACTTTAGATTCTTCGCCTGGGAATACAACGAAGTTAGATGTTCCTTTACCAGCGCCGCGCGAGTTTTGGTCGAGGTAGCGAACCCCTGGTATGCCTGAATCGCGTAACTTTTGCGCCACTTCTTGTGGAGACCCAAGCTCTCGCATCAATTCGCCACCACTTAAGTCATAGATAGACTTTGGCGGGTTTTCATTGAGTTTGTTAGCTTGTTGAAATTTGACTAGTTTTGCCAAAGGCTTGCTGTTCTCAAGTGCAAACTTTTGTATAGCCCGAGACTGCTGACTTAGAGGCTTATCCCAATCTAGCATCTTTGCTATTTCTTCGTCTGGTAGATCTGCTTTATACATTTGCCCACTAGCGGCTTTAGGCGCAAGACGATCCACTGCATCAGCTAATGCACCATAAGTTCTGCCATACTTAGATGAACGTATTTCACTCGCAATCTCTGATGATGACTTACCCATTATTAAATCGCGTACAACCTCGTTTGCTTTTGCTTGATACGCAGACTCTAAATTTTTCGGCACGTTTCCAGATTGTTTGAATAGTTCCCCTACCAAGTCAGAAGATCTAATAACTCCTTCGGTTGTGTCGTACATACTTGCTGATGTGCTCGCTTTGTACTGTTTTGCTACGTCTGGACTTTCAGCCAAGTAAATGCCGTGTCCATATACCTGAGCACCTTCGCCTGTACCGATCTTGCTCGCATCAAACTTACTGAACTTATGCGGAGAGCCATGAAACACCGTAAGCGGACTTAGCAGGCTTCCAGCGCGTTGTGCATTTGCCATAGTAGACGCAGCAGCAAAAGGAAGCATAGACCCGTAAAGCTGACTAGCGACACTTGCTTGCTCGCCTAGTCTGTAAGCCTCAGACATCTTCTGAGCCTCTGGGTCCATCACCGAGTAAGTAGGTTGCCTGCCCGTAAACCCTAGTAATCCCTGCGCGACAGGACTTGTCTGACCATAACCTGGCAGCGAACTTACGCCCCTCGGTAGTTGCTCAGGCAACGGAGGAAGAAACTTCTCCTCGTCTAGCAGTCCTTTTCTACGCTTCACTTTTTGTTCCTCGCAGAGATAGCCTTAGCCTTTGCTTTCGCATCAGCCTTAGAACTTGCACCCCATGCCTTTAGGCTCAAGAGCAGCCTGGTAGGGCTCCCATCGGGTTTTCTCTCTGGGCCTGGCATATTACCCATTCGCGCAAGAAAAGACGCTCTACGCGGGTTATCTCCGCTTTTGACCGGAGCCTTTAGATCTGACCCAGGATTCTCACGCTCGTAAGACTTCCGGCCCTTCTCGTTGAGGCCACCCTTGGCGTTCTTGCCTGCCTTACGAGTCCAGGCAGCAGTCATTTCTTAGCCGTTTTAGCTGATTCTTTGAAAGCCTTAGCCGTTGGCGCACCAGGACTCCCAGGCTTACGCATCTTCTCTGGAGTCTTGCCAGCAGCCTTTTGCTTGGCTATGCGTTCACGCTTGGCGTGAATATTTGCGTATAAGCCTTTCATTTCTTCTTGACCTTAGCTTCAGAAAGCGCAATCGCGAGGGCTTGCTTAGGGTTAGTCACGGTCGGACCCTTCTTGCTTCCAGAGTGCAACTTACCCTTGTTGTACTCAGTCATCACCTTGGAGATCTTCTTCTCCGCTTTCGTTTTCTTCACTTTTCCACTCCATACAAGATTTCTCAGGCGCACACATAAAGTTCCACTCGTGGCAGTAGCCGACACCTTCAGGTAGACAATCCT